ATTCAGTAGAAGTTTTCTTAGGTTTAGAAATTCCTATTTCGTCTCTATAGTCAGATAAAGTACTGGAAGGACCTGGACCTGCACCTAATTGACCTGCTAAATCAACAGCATTAGTTCCAGCGTCATCCTGTTGAGCCTGAGCATCTATCATCCACTGATTCAACGTCTCCTCCAAACCCCCCAATCCAACTAAATTCCCAATTGGACCAGTAAGCTCTCCAACTAAATCCCCAAACCACCCGAAATGATTTTTATCGCCATATTTAAACTTTTTGTCTTTATAGGTATTTTTACCTCCTTTAGAGGTATTTTTACCTCCTTTAGCGTATTTTATATTTTGTTTAGGGCTATATGTATGTTTCTTTTTCATTTTTACAAATATATTTATTATTTTTAACTTCTACAAGTTAGTCGTCACTTAACTCACTATTAAATACAGTAGCAGTACTACTAAATATTTCAAGTAATTTTTTAGATTTCTTCTTCATTTTAATTTCCATGTACCTACCTTTCATTCTATCTCCTTCGGCAAAACCACTTCTTTTAACAAATAAGAATTTACTACCTACTGGAACAAATGGAACAGCATCAGCAGCAAGAGTAAGCTCTGTATCACTATTTAAATCAGATATAGTACCTACAAGAACATCACTTGTTCCATCATTATAAAATAATTGATCACCATAAGAATTAGAAGAAACATCACTAGACGTTCCTAATATTAATGATGATGAACCAAATGTAGTTTGGAAACCTGTAACTGTTTGTAAAGCACTATCTCCATTATCATCTACTGCTTCTACAGTTCCTGACCCAATACCTATAATTTCTGAACCTGTGCTATTTGTTGTAACAAAAGGTATCATAGTATATTGTTTATTTTCTCTTTGATCAAAATTATTCCTGTTTATAGACGTTTGAGTCATATCTGTTACTAAAGTAATATCATAAGATGTCTTTTCTGTTTCCTCTACTCCTGCTGAGTCTGATTCAACAGCTTGGTTAGCTTCTAAAACAATACTTTTAAAACCTTTAACTGTAGATGGACTTTCATTTATAGAAAAATCTAACTCAACATCATAAGTAACCCCGTAGAAAGTATTGTAATTATCTTCATCTTGATCATGTAGATATAAAAATCCACTGTCCCAAGAAACAAATAATCTATTTATTTTACAATAGTATTCAGCCATATGAGAATATTCACTTACCCATCTCTTTTGTTTCTCTCTCCAAGCTATTACAGATCCTTCAACTAAATTCTCTGATTCTTCACTTATCACTTCCACTTCATATGGATCAGCTCCAGCATTATCATATGTTTCAGTAATAGTATCCCAATCACGTTTAGATGTAGGTATAGGGTCCATTTGAACTATATACTCTTCGTGCTTAGGATTAAAACCTCCTTTTATTCTAAAATCTTTGTGTTGATTAGAAAGCATGGCACTTGATATATTTCCATAATCACCGCTCCATTGAAATTGAGGATCATAAATTCTATAAACTTCTTCTTTATCTCTAAAGTAATCATGCATCTTAACATCAGATATAGGAGTTATACCATCCCCAGATAATCTTAAAATAGCACCTCTTCGTATATCAGTCCAGTATAACACACTACCGTTAGCTACAAATGACTCAGCATTTTTACTTATACCGTAATTACCTGCAAAAGGAACTACAGGGTTTAATATTTTATTAGATACACCAACCATACCCTTTCCATCAGCACTAAGTAATATATCTCTTTGAACAGGAATTTTATATGTTGCATCCTCTTGTATCATTACTATGTCTGTTTCTCTATAGTGTATTTTTTGTATACTACCATATATTCTACTGTAATCTTCCCAATTAAATAAATTATAATTAAAAGTGCTTAAACCATTAAAACTGGTAGCTGGTTGATAAACATCAGAATATGTTAAAGAAGCTTCTTTATCTTGTTGTCTAAAAAATGCTGAATAAATATTAGCTCTACCTACACTAATATGATTACTATCTGTAAAGTCATTTAAGAAATAATCCTCAACATAAAACTCTTGTTCTTGTTTTGCACCTGAATTAATCATCTGCATATTTCTTCTTTTATAATACACATCACCAAATAAAAATTCTCCTGTTGCTGGTGTAGCAGATGTGGAGTTTCCAAAAGCATCAAAAGTAAAAGGAGCACCCTGATCACTTAAAGGACCTAAATGCCTACCTCCAATATTACTTATACCGTATAATTCACTATACTCAAAGTATAATAATTCTCCTGGTTCAGCATCTGGTTTAGGTTTATATATTTCAATTATAGACTGTTCTAAACTATCTGAGTTTGCTAACACAGAGGCAGAACTATAACCAGCTATAGGGGTTCCAGTTGAGTCTATTAACTCATCTATAATAAGATACCATCCATCTTCAGAACCATCAGCTAGTAAAGCATTTGTTCCATTATTGTTTCTAATAGGTATATCAGTATTATTCTGAGCGTAAAACTCAAAACCTGAAACCTTAGCGTCATAATAAGTTGTTAATATATTTTCTGTTACTGGGAAACCAGCTGTAGTTTGAGTACCTGAAGTAATAATTCTAACTCTATCACCCTTTGTAAACTCATAATCTAAGATGCTTATATCTGGATTTGGTACAGCGTTAGGATCTAACTCAGCGTTTGTTATATATGAGTCATCAGAACCTTTTAAACCTCTTAAGTTTAAGAATATTCTATTATCATTAGAAGCTCCATCATTATTACCTTTAGCCTGTAAAACTCTAAATTGAACAAATTGATCTACAGTATTGTTTCTAGAATAAAACCATCTATAGTGTTTAGCCCAACTAGGAGCACTATGACTTATAGACCACTTCATTGTTACAGCTCCAGTAAGATCTGGATTACCTATGCCAGTAGGTATATCTCCACTTACCCTTTCTGTAGGAAACTTAACATAACATTTAGAAGTGTCATCAGTTAATACTGTAGAGCACCTTCCTTTTTCATCATAATAAACTATACCGAAACTATGGAAGGCTCCACTTTTAAATGATGAGACAGACTCGCCCACATCGAATGTTACTGGATTAGTATAATTTGGACCTCCATAAGGTTTATCATCTCCATTAACATAACCATATTGTGGTGTTACAGATAAATTTACTTTAGGTACATCAAATCCTTCTGTATAATTACCATATGTTAACCTATTATTTCCTAATATAGTTTGTGTTTGTGCAGATCTAGGTACAGCATCAAATAACCTCTCTCCTTCTCCTGCCTGTACATTTGGATATGCTTGATCATTATAAAAAGATATTTGTTGTTCTGATTCTGAATTTAATTGCCAAGCACTAAAATCATTATCTAATGTAGCTACGATAGAATATGGACCTCTATTACCTCTACTTATAGCTCCTAAATCTTTACATTTTCTTCCAACTATTTCTATTTTTTTAACTATTCCTGATGAGTTTTTTACAGATATTATTAGAAAATTATCAACTTGAGGAGTTATGTTTGTTTGTGATATATTCATATTATCAAAAGAAGAAGGTGTAATATCACTAATAGGAGACCATGCACTAACTTCATTATCATAAAAATGATATCTATACCTGAATTGGAATAAATTTCCAAAAAGATTATTTTTAGATATTGTAGTGTCACTAGAGTACACATATACAGGAGCATACATAGGAGGTCTTTTAATTACCTCTACATACTCTCTTTTACTCTCTGATGGGTAATCTGGATTATATAGGTTATATGGATAATAATCTTCTAGACTTATACCACTTGTACCTCCCTCTTCATCTAAAACATATGGTTCATTAAGAGAGTCTACAAGAGCTATACTAATTTTTGATTTTCTAACATTTATAGAACAAGGTTCTCCATACTGTCTAGATGTCCAATATAAAACATCTCCAACTCTATCAATATCATTTATTAAAAACTCTTTTCTCCAATTAAAAACACTGGTAGCGTTATTTCCAGAATCTCTAAATACAGTTTCAACTGAATTTGTTTTTATATCATACTCTAATATTAAATGAAAATGATGACTACTAGCTACCATCCAGTATATTTTATCGTTTCTAGTGTCTTCATAAGCACCTATAGTATCGTAACTAATTTCTTCAACAGCATTACCATCAATATCAAAACCAGAAGATGTAGTATCATTAACTATAGTTGCATTTCCCATCATAAAAGTTTTCAAAACTAAAGGGTCTAATACATCACCATGATATACTGCATCTGTGTCATAACTTTCACTCATATAGGGTCCAAAACCTCCCATCGTCCATCCTATAGTTTCAAATCCACCAACATCTTCTGTTAACCATATATCACTTGATAATGATCCAGACCAATCTAGATTATCACCAAACACATAAGATGTATCTGTAGTTAAATCCCATGGATAACCGTCACTCACCCCATACTCTTCAGGGTTAAAAAAATATGGACTAAGTCCATCAGAATTGACAGTAAATAATGTTCCAGTTACATTATCTGGACTACCTATATTTAAAGGTTGTGCTGATGAAGATGTTTTTAAATCAATATAGAATAATCCTTCTTCATTCCCATTTGCATCAGAAGAATAAGCTCCTTCAAATAAAAGTGCATATGCATAAATTTGACCTGGAGTGTAGTCTGGATGGCTAGTTATATTATTTAAAGTTGACTCTCCAAAGTAATACTCTTCGTCAAAATAAGGACTATTATTATCAATAACACTTACAGTAATACCTAAAGCAGAAAAATTAGCAGAGTGTTGATTAACAAAATGAGTCAGGTAATTAGACATCCTTGGAGCATCTTCTCCATTATATGATATTTGAAATAAATTAGAAGGACTTGACATTTCAGCTAAAGAAAAACCTATAGCTATATCAAAAGTTAATAATGTTATAGATGGATTCCCAAAGGTTTCCGCTATATTACTTCCAGGAGCAGCAAAGTAATGAGGAAAAGGAAAAACTGTTACTTCTTCTGTATCCCCGAAACCTGCTGTATATTCTGTTGTTAATCCTGTAACAGGATCAAAAAATTCTTCAGTTGCTCCTACATATATTTCATAAGTATGAGGATCATTTTCATCTCTAATTTGTCCATCAAAATTTTCAGTAGAAATATCCTCACCTAGATTAGGGTTAGTGCCTCCATAATTAAAGAAGTAGTTAAACCAAGGCATAAATAGAGTTAGTCTTCTTTTACCTACAGCAGGTAGTTCTGGAAAATTGTAAGGAGATTTTGTATTTCCTTTTATGTTTTCTATTACCCCTTCTGTAGTAGACTCTGATGAAATGTTTCTTATATTCAAACCATGGTGGTAATCACCATTTTTTTGAAGTTGAAGGTCAGTGTCTTTATCTAATCCACCAACAAATACTTTTTTAATTTGTTTTTTTTGAAAATTAGACATTTATTTATATTTTAGGAGCTTGCTTAAAAGCTTTTCTAGTAGTCTGCATAGCTTCTTGTTTATTAAATGATTGCATCCTAGCTCTAGCAAGTCTCTTTTGATTGTAATATTCTTTTTTTGCTAACATTTTCTCATTCATGTTAATAGCTCTCTTTCTATATATTGATCTCCAATATGTATAAGATTTAAGTGCTTCTTGAGCAAATGAATGTATTTTTATATTTAGACCTTCTAAATCTCCTGATCCATCTGAAATATATTCTAATATAATTTTTTGACCTGATCCAGAAAACTCTATAGTTCCTTCATTTAAATTCTCTCTATAATACCCGTTTGAATTATTACCACCACCTTGACCATATCTACCCCAAAGACCATCTCCAGGAGTATTATCTGTAAAAACAGGAGGATCTTCAGTAGTAGTAGAACTTACTGGATTTGAGTTTTTAACAAAATTTATTTTATTTTTTTTACCAAGATAATTTAATTCATTACCACTACTAATAGCTATAGATATATAAGAAACATAATCTGTAGGTAAGGTAATAGTATTTTTATGATCTAAATTTATTTCTATAGATTTAACCTGTCTTACAGTATCAAAATTTAATTCTTTTAACCCCCCTAAAGCAATATTAAAATATCTTAAATATTCATGCTCACTAGACTTACCTTCCTCTATAAGAAGATCTTGTATTATTTCATCAATAGATATAAATTGTGCCATAATTAATCAATATTATCATTAGTCATATCTTCAGTAGCTTTTTTCATAACTGAAAACATCTCTACTAAATTCTTTATTATTATTTTTTCATAATCTCCTGGAACAGGATAAGGATCTGTATCTGAAAGGCTTTCTGATGTAGCTATAAAAGATACGCTAAGGTATGGTTGTTTAGAATCTAAACCATATTGTTTGTATAAATATATATGAGGACCATTCTTTACACCACTACCTTTATTTTCTGTGTACCAGAATTTTCTACCACTTTTATTAACAGCTCTATTATATAAAGAGTTATGATCTCCTCCAGAAGGCATTCTTGTATATATTATAGGCTCATAATTCATAAGAGACATACCTGGAGGGGTAGATCTAGCAATATCTTGTTTCATTATAAAAGCACTTCCTGGTGTATATGTATTTAAACTAAAGCCACCTTTACCTATTATCTCTTCAAAAAACATCATATCTCCCTGTATTGCTATAGTTAAATTTTGCTCTCTAGCTAATTTATCAGCATTTAAAAGAACAAAGTTATTAATTACATTAATTTGAGTTACTTCATGTTCAGGTGCTATATAATCAGAAGAATACATAGTATCGTTTATTATAAAAGATATTCCATGAGAATTTTCACCTGCTGTAGTAAGAGCTTCTGATGAGTTCTCACTTCCTCCATTTTGATAAATAGTCCATCCAAATCCTAAACCTAAACCAGTAGTTTGACCAGATGAATCTTCATTAACGGGGGTATAATCTCCTGCTACAGCACCATTATTTACTACACCTAAATCTTTACCTATTCCATTAATTTGAAATTTAGTTATGGTAGATCCATATTTAGTTGCTAATCTTATAGTTGAACTATATCTATATTCTGTTGTATTGTCAAATAAGTGATTTTCCACAAAGGTACTACCATTAAAACTTCCATCATCTTGAGAATATTCAATATCAAAATCTTTAACAAACTTCTTGAATCCAGGACTATTTATAACTGCCTGAATAAAATCTACTTGTTTATGTTCGTATTGATTATATTTTCTAGTATCTACATTAAACTCTATTTTATGATTTCTAACACCTGCATACATATATTGAGTGCTAGCTCCGTTAGACATAGTGCTGGCAATAATGTTAAAATCAAAAGAAACTTTATAATTGTTATCCATAATCTTAGGGGATGAAATAAAAGCTATTTCTATTGTATTGTAGTTATATGTAGTCCTATTAATCATACCTTCTACTTTTACTACTTTTATTTCCCTTGTATGAGAATGACCACTAGAGGCTACTCTATGTATACCCATATCATTAGGTAGTGATATATAATTAGATAGTCCATGTTTATTTGTAGTAGGATCTAATTCAGCAATTTCAGCGTAACAAAGGTTATCTGTATTTGTTTTTACTGTTAATGTTTTTTGTGTAAGCCAAGCTCCATTAATTTCTAATTCACCTTTAGCTGTAGAAGTAGACTTAGTGTAAGACCAATCCATTATTTCAGTCTTGATGATATTATTTCTTTCTTGATCAACAAGAAGCATTACTTCTCTTATGTCTATAGAGCTGTCTTCTGATGTGTTACCTCCATTTACTATTCTAAGTACTTGTTCCGCTATTTTATATCTTGTTGTCATTGTTTACTGGTTTGTTGATCTTTTACTTTAGCTTCTGCATAAGTCACAGGGTCTTTATCTCTTAAGGACATGCCTATATATGATAATATTCTTTGAGCAAGCTCTCTGTGGGTTTTAGTAGGTAAGGTTAATTGTTTTGTATTGGAACTTGAAGGGTTATGTACAGGTTGATCATTAATCATAGTAAAACCCCAATGTGGTGCTACTGGTCTATATATATAAACTAAACTTAAAGCATATGCACCTTTCTCTTCAAGAGCTCCATTTTCATATATCTCAAAACCCTTTTCAACCATAACAGCCACTCTATTAGTGTTATCAACAGGACAAACTTGACTATTTACTCTATTTGCTAATTGATCATGAGTTACAAGTTTTATATTGTTATCTCCAGCATCTAAGTGTACTGGATCAACATCAAGAACAGCATCAACTGATGGTAGAAGTCCAGTTTGAAAAATTCTTAAGAAATGTAAATACTCTCCTAGAGGAGCTTTTTCAATAATATCTATTTCATTTACAGGGTATTTATATACTCCACTTCCTGCACTATCATCATAAGTTAATATTACTTTTTTAATAACTGTTCTTATATCATCTAAAACAGAATGATTTTGAACTAATGAAGATGAAGCTTGTTTAGTACTTTCTGCTTTTGTCTCATATCTTGCTACTCTATCGTGTATTAAATCTAACTGAGCCTGTTCAGCTAATAAATCAAACTCAGAAGGCTTTATAAACCCTCTTTGTTCTTTATTTGCTATAAGCTGTACAAATCTATATAATTCGTCTATTGTCATCTTGCATCCTTTTGGTACAAATATAGCAAAAAAAAAGGAGGTAACAAACCTGCACCCCCTTTAATAACCTTGTTAAATATGTTTTAATTCAACTTATTTAATTTTAGTTTAATATGATCTAATGTACTTTCCCCTTTTTCAGACATACAATAATGTGCCATATGATCTATTCCTTTGACACCTAAAGGTACGTGAGTTATAATAGTTCTTTGATCTCCTTGAACCCAAGTTATCTTTTGAGAGCCTATTGAAATAATTTTATTTTGAGCAGCTCTTATTAAAACTTCTTTAAGTTCTGTCATAGGATCATCCATACCATCTATAAAAGATTTAGGATCTTTCTCTGCTAAAATTTTCATGTCATACCTTATTTCATCTGTAGACTTACTCACATTAACTCCTAATACTTTAGCGTATCCAATTAATCTATCTAAAGACATTTCTAGTGCAACCTTAACAGCATCTAACTCTAACATTGATTTTTGTAGCTTTTGTTTAGCGTCAACTTCTGGTGTTAGTAATTTGAAAGCTGGTCTTGTTGTAGGATCTCTATCAGGATTACTTTGATTTAAATTACATATATCTAAATACTTTTTTAATGAAGGGTTTGTTTTATCAACAAATAAAAGCCCAGAACTAAACGTAATAGGAGATTTTACTTTAGCATCTTCTTTTTGATCATCTTCAAATATAGATGATTCTCCAGGTATATATCTTATTTTTCTATTGATATCTTTTTCTGAGTCATATATAATATCTTCAGCTTTTATCATATATACAACAGGATATATTGTTCTGCCTCTTTTATCTTTTCCTCCATTATGTATCAGTTGATATATAGAAGGTTTTTTAGATTTATTCTTGTTAGTAAAATTAAGGTTTTTAATACCGTTGGTATTTGTTTTTGGTGCTGTAGGAGTAGCAACAGTTTCTTGAACCATTGTATCTACAGTCTTTTTAGTAGTGTTTTTTTTCTTTATCATTTCTAAAATTAAATTAAAATTATTATTAAGATACCTGTGGAAGGGGAGAAACTCCCCCTCCTTAGATATGTTCTTTATACTGCCTGTATATCATTTCAAGACAGTTCGCAATTAGCTATGATTAGTCAGTAACATCATCATTTGAGCCAGCAGTCTCCAACTCAACAGCAGTAATTTTAGCATTTAAAGCTATACTATTGTTACCATCAAACACAGTAATAAAACCATTATCTCTCGATACTGGCTCATTTATTGCGTCTATAATAGATGTCATAACAGCTTTAAAATCACCATCACCAATGGTAAGAGCAACGATTGCAAAAGCAGCAGTCGCATCCTCATCTCCATGTTGTTTTGGTCTTTTAAAATACATGTTCATTAGAGTAGCACTTACTGGTTCAGCAAATTTAAACATACTTACTGGGTAAATACCTGCCTCTAAAGCTGCATTAGCTCCACCTGCATTTGCAAAATATAAGAATTTTTCCATTTTTATATAATTTTTATAATATTAATAATTAAGATTTCTTGATTAACATGTAACGATTCGCAGCGAAACCTTCAAACCCTCTCTCAGTTCTGTAGTGAGATTTAAGTCTATCTTGAGTTTCTGTTTTATTTTGTAAAACTGCTGAACCTGTTAACCAGTGTTCCATCTCTCTTGAATAACCATTTGCCGCTTTATATCGCATTCTTAACGAAGGGATCTTTTCTCCAGACTTAGCATCTTTTTGCATGTCCATAGGAATACAAATACCCCATCCTGGATAATTAGAACCAGTCATAGCAGTCAATTTAGGGTGATTTAACAAATCATAAGTTTTCTTATGGAATGTATAACCTCCTCTTGTGAAAGAGTTGAAACCTAAATTCAATGCCATGTTCTTATTATTCTGGAAAGTACCAAAGTTGGCACCACCAGCAGCATAAGCACCTTGAGCAGCTAATAAATCATCAATATCTAAAGATAAATTAATACCAGCGTACATAGCCATTTCTTTTGCACCTCTGTATTTATCTAAAGATTTAACAATATTATCAAAATCAGCCATTGTAATTGCAGCAGATCCTAAATCCATTGATTGCCCTTTGTTAGCAACAAAGTCAAATAAACCTTCTGTACTTCTAAGAGTAGATAAAGACGTACTTGCAACACCATCAATAGTAGCAGAAGAACCAGTTAACACCGAGTTAGTGATTTTCTTACCTAAGATCATTTGTAATTCACAATAGTCCATGAATCTTTTGTAAGTATCTGACTCACCTTTTAAATACCAAAGGTAACCTGATCCCATTTTTTCATTATCAACTTTTACGTAAACTACGTTTGTAGCTTCAGTACCTGAAACTTCAAATGATTCTTTCATAATCATTACGTTGTTTTCGTATTCATGTAATAATGGAATTAAAGATCCTGGTTGTCCTGATGATTCAGGGTAAGCATTACCTATAATAGACATTTCATATGTAGAACCAGCTGTTTTTACTGACGCAAAAGTTGTCAATGGAATTATTGTAATAGGGTCAATAGCGTTAGGTGCAGTAACTACTGTTACGTAACCCATATCGCCATCAGCGAATAAAACAATATCTCCAACTCTAACTGGATGATCATTATCAAATGAACCAGTATCTAAATTGTCAGTTATAGCAACATCAATAGCATCTGTACCACCTGCTGCTGCTCCTGCATTATTATCTGCTTGTATTGTAACTGTCATATCATTATGTCGGAATGTTTCCTCATAATGTTCAAAATTTGTTTGAGAAACAGGAGCTTTCGATCCCATTAGCTCTAGAAGACCTGTAATACCTTGGTCTCCATACCTTTTTATTAATTTTTCTGATACGTCACGCTTGTGCAACTCTCCTGAAACTGTCGTAAGAGAACTTACATAATTCTCCGAAGTAGCAACTTGAGCGGCATTTGGCGTTAAAACCATACCAGAACCTAAACTTACTGTAGCCATTTTTTTATATTTTTAATTTTTATTAATTATTTATCTTATTCTTAATCCCTCATTCTCTCCATATATAATATCATCTATTTGGTCCATTACTGACATACTTTCACCAGTATTTTGTCTAGGCTCGTTATTAAACGAGGGATTTTTAATATCCTTTACTACCTGCTCGGTTCCCTTAGATCTATATTGGTTAGCTACACTTCTTATTATATCTTGAAAATTTCTTAATACAAACATATCGGTGTTTAATCTATCAAAATCCCAATCTCCACTCTCTTTTGTATATTGACCAAAGAAATCATTTAAGTTAGAATTTGCATCTACTAAATCTTTTCTATGATCATTTGTTAAAGAGAAGGTAAATTGTTCTCCTGAATCATTAATATCAAATGTTATTGAATCAACCTCATCAACTTCCGAAGACATATCTTTTACCCAATCAGACCTTACAGCCTCATTTTCAGTAGAATTTTCCTTATTTTCAACAGGAGTTCTATATTTATCCTGCATCTCTATAAGTTCTTTTCTAGCTTTAGATACATCTGTCTTTAGTTCAATCTTACCAAGAGTTTGATCTGCTTCACTGTGTTTATCCTTATCTGTCTTATATTTAGATGCGACTAAAATATTAACCTCATCTATTGTTAATTCAGGATTGTTTTGTTTTATACTCACCTTCATAACATCTTCATTAGACATCTTAGAATAATCAACAGTCTGAGTTCTTATATAGTCCGCTATACCTCTACCTGTATCACTAACAAAAGTATTCATCTTCTCTATCTGTTCGTTAGCGAAAGATGTTTTCTTAGTGGATAAAGCTTCATTGAAAGAATCTATAGAATCAAAGTTTGTTTTAAACTGATCGTTTACAAAACTTAAAAATTCTTTTTTATTCTGTTCTATGTCTTTAGCGGGACTAACCTCTTGCTTTGGTTGATCACTAGATTCATTATTTAAAGAACGATTACTATTATCAAGATTTTCTACTTTAGCCTCAACTTGAGTTTCTTCCGTAGAAGTTTCACTTGATTTATTTTCTGTTGGAGTTTCTTCTGTAGTACTTGTCGTTGGTTCAGGTGTGGGTTCTGGAGTAGATAAATCTACAACCATAGCCTCATTGGCTGAATTTTCGTTTGGTACTATTACTCCGCCTAGTTGTTCAGCGAACATTTCTCCTATTTCATCTGCCATATTATATTGTATTAAATTAAAACTCTTTTTTGCAAAAATATGAATTATATAGATATAATCAAACTATCCATAAGTTTTTTTTCTTTTTTACATTTCCATCATCATGTCTGGATCGCTTATAGGTTCATCCTTACCTTTTCTTTGCTCTATCATTTTAGATTGGTAATGAGCACTTTTTGCAGCAGATTTCTCTCTAGATTCTCCTTGAACTTGATTAGCTGCTACTTTACCCATATTACCTGCATCTATTTCTTTTAATCTTCTCATATGTGACTGTTCCTCAAATTGATTTTTCATTTGATACTCCATCTGCATTTTCTGCATTTCAAATTGAGAATCCATTTCTTTCATTTTAGCATCCATTTGAGCTTGCATTTGCATTTCTCCTTGTTTCATTTGTGCTGCCACTTGAGCAGATTGCTGTTGTTGTTGTGAATTAGCTTGTGCTTGACCTTGAGACATTTTCATTTGCTCTTCTTGATATTTCTTTCTTCTTAATATTAACATTCTTGATGCTAATTTAGGATTATTAATATCTCTAATATTTATAGCATCTTCTAATCTTAATTCTTTTTGAGCCAATGACATTTGTATAGATTGTTCAAGCCTAGCTTTTTCTTCTTCATCAGGAGCAACTTCTATTCCTATACCAAAATCATGAAGAGATATATTTTTATTTATCTCTATTGTTTTCATAGAAGCACTACCAATAGCAGACATATAACCTTTTAAAGGTTTATCATACTCTACAATATCTTGAAGTTTCATAGATAAAGACTTTGCTAAATTTTCAACAATCTTAGTAAAACCATCGTCTATAGATCTAGTAGCATTATTAGATGCCATAAGTTGTATTTTTTGAACACCTACAAGTGCTTCGCTAGAAGGTTTAGCACCGTCTCTAGCTTCATTAACACCAGTAACGTCACGTATCATATTTAAATTATGTTGGTATATTTGTATAAGTTGCATCATATCTCTACCTATACCATTTTCTAACTCTTGTATAGGAACAGTATTAGAAGCTATTCCTTCATCATCAGTTCTTCTATAATATATATTACCAGTTTGATCGTATATTTCTTGAAGCTCTAGGGGAGTAAATGTTCCTCCATCTCCTTTAGATACATTTTCTAAAGATCCTATTTCAAAAGCTGCTCCCTTTGGTCTAGCTTTAGCCATAACCTGTTGCATCTTTAAATGAGCTAATTGGATTTGATCAGCAAAAGGTATCATTCTTTGAACTAAAGAAACATTACTCATTCTATTTAAATTAGGACTATATACTATGTAAGATAATCTAGTCTCAGATAAATTAGACTTAGGTCTTGACATATTTTTAGCTAAACCATAATCAAATATATAATTTGTTCCAACTACATACTTACCACTATAAACAACTTTTACTGTACTATTTATTTTTTCCCTTTTATGTTTTGATTTTTTTGGAACCTTATATCCTTTTTTTCTTTTACTTACAGAATAACCTCCAAATGAATTTTCTTTTTTTTCATAATTTAAATCATAAGTTGATATAAACTCACAATCCATTATTTCTATAGAAAATTTGTCATATTCACTAGAGTAAGTTCCATGGTTAGAAAAAGATCTACCAAATAAATTATCATTATCAGAAGCTTTGTTAGAATGTTTTGTTGCTATATCTTCATACTCTTCATCTGTAAATTGATCTCCAGCTATTGTTTTTAATTCACCTATAGTAATATTATACACTTCTCCAGCGTGTTGTATATTTTTATAATCTGAAGACTCTGAATAAGAAGTAATTAAATTAACAGGATCTACATATTTTATTTTTATACCTTCTGATGGGTCTATATAAGTTTTTAAAGCAGCAGTACCAACAACCACTAGATCTCTTATAGATTTCTTTTTAATTTCGTCAAAATCATTTTGTTGTAAAATAAATTCTATTCCCGTTTCTAATGATATTTCATGTGCTTGCTTATAATTCAGATTCATAAACATTTCTATTTCTTCCATATCTTCAGGAACAAATCCGTCTTTTTTATAATTATTTCCAGTTAATTCAGTAAGTTGAGATCTTACCTTAGAAGTAATCATATCAGCCATTAGTGTTTTCATAGCTTTTTTTCTTTTGATCACAGATTTATCATCTATAGCGTTAGCTTTTATAGCAAACTCTCTATTTGTCATATCTCCACAAACAACATCAACAAATTTAGGTATAGTAGATACTGGAGTCCAATCTATATTCATATAAGAAGAATCTCCCTCAACGTCTAATAAATCTTTATATTTAGCTACACTCTGAGTACCTTCTGCATAAGCTCTCATTTTATGAAAACTTCTTTTTTTATCCTGATAAGCTAGTTCGGTATTATTTTTCCAATCAGAATACATAGTTTTAATGTATTGAAGACCATATTCTTTTGTAGCTTTTTCTTCATTGGTTGCAAAAACGGTAGGGTAACCTCCTATTAGTTCATATTTTTTTTCCATCTATATTTTCTTAGATATTAATCCTGTATTTCTATATTTCTTAACAAAGTTAAGTTTTATTTTTGTCATTTTCTTTGCTATTGCATGTTTTTGTGATCCTAATAAAGCTAAACTAGAAGCTACTGTAGCATCATATTTAGTTCTATTGTTTGGTTCAAATCTACTCCAATCATCTAACAGCCTATTAAAATAACATCTTCCCATTTCTTCAGTTTCATTATTAAGTCCAACATAATCATATACATAACTAGCAATAGCTTCTGTTTGTGCATTTAAAACAGCCACCCCTGTAGAAGGTATACCTTTTGTTTTTTGTCTTCTAGAATTTTCAGTATGTGTAGACTCTGGTCTATCCATTAAATAATTTAAATAACCCCTTCTCTCAAAGTATTTTATTATCCCTATTTTATTATTCTCTATAAGTATTGGGCACCCATAAAAAACACAGGTCTTTAAAACATCTTCATAAAACATCTCCGCCTTAGGAGGTCTGGCTATATATTCACAAACAAACTGATTTGAGAAATCATCTATCATGCTAAACTTTTTATATACATAACAAGCTGCGTCAGATCTTCTACCATCAGTAGTTGTATCATGGTCATATGGATCACATCCCGCCACCATTTCTATTTCATTACCAGGAGATTTTTTACCCCATTTTAATGTAGTGTTATTTCTTCTCTCTTCTGGAGGTATCCAAGATATTCTCCATCTACCCTGAGATCCTGGTTGCCATAATACCATTGTATCTTTTAGTCCTTTCTGCCATACAAAATCACCTTTAACTACTAAGTTTGTAGCTTCTTCGTTATAATCCATTTGTTGATATATTCTTTCAACATCAAAAGGACTGTATCTTGAGTCACTTCTAAAAGCTTCTTCTATACTAAAGGGTCTTTGTCTCTTCTCTTCAGAAAGTTTAGTTGTGTTATTCTTGTAAGCGTCTCTAACATTTTGAAGATATTCTTTAGCTCCTATAACTTTACCTATAAATTTAGATTGTTCTTTTGTAGGATCATCTATTACTGACATTCCATACTTATCTATAAAACCTTCATACCCATCATACGCTGGGGTAAAATACGAGTACATTCCTGATCTAGTTCTTCCATTAGCATCTCTTTCTTTTATATCACTATCACACCATATATTTTTAAATTTCTCACCACCAGAAACTTCTAACTCATTTACAGTAGAAGGCATAAAACACTTTCCTATTATTTTGTCTCCTAATGTTAAACAAGATCTAACAACTTCCCAATTTTTCTCTACACTAGCCTCTGTCCATTTACCAGCCTCGTCACATAAATATCTTATAAGTTTTACAGAGTCATATGAGTTCTCTCTAGTATTCCTCCAATCTATTCTACTATTCAAAGCTTCAGATTGAGTAACCTTAGAATAATTCTTAGTTATCTTTTGACCAGGTGTATTAAAACTAAGTGTGCTTTTAGGATTATCGCTACCATCTATAATAGGTTGGAAAAAAAATGGAAGACTCCTAAACATATAAACAAGCTTGTCTGTAAATAATGATTTAGCATCAGCACCAGTTTTACTTACTATTCCTCCATGAGAATTATACCTAGATGTTATTTCGTGCAATAGCATAGAAGCTCCTTTATATGAAGCTCCTTCTCTTCTATGTTTAACCATTATCATACCGAAACAGTCTTGGTCCTGTTTGCATATTTCCCAAAAAATAAAAAACCTCCTATCTCTATCTCTATATTCAGGATAACCTATATCCATCTTACACCAGTTTAAATAATAATAATGCTCTCCTGTTATGTAGGTAGATTCACCATTATTCATAAACCAAATTCCTTCCTTCCTTCTTTTAAATTCCTGGTCTATAAACCAAGAATATTTAGATATAGTTTCTTCATGGAGTCCATTAGGCATTTCTGTCCTTCTCCATTTTTGATCTTTATTTTTTAGATCATAAAACAATATATCTTTTTTCTTAGGCTTTATAGGAAGCTTAAATTTTAAACCACTTACTTTTATATAACCTGTCATAATAAATTTTAGCCAATTATGCAAATATAATAAATTAAATTGTACTCTCTATTTTTTAGCATACTTTTCTGAGAATCCAGCTTTAAAAGATTTTTCATCATCTTCTTGTGATTTTTCTAAATCAGTACCTTCTATCATTTGTTTTTGAATCTTACTAATAGCTAATAATATTTCTTGAGCATCCATAAAACATTCTTTCTTTGCTTTCATAGCATTCCTAGATTTATCATCTTGTAGTTCTGGATCTATAGGTTTTTTAACTTCTTCAAGTAAAAGATCAAAAGCTTCATTCCCAGATTGTACTAGCTTGTTTAATTTTTCTTTTATACTTATTCCTTGTTTTTTTACCATAATTCTTAATGTTTAAAAGTTCAGCACACTTTTCATAATCTTCATAATGTTCATAGTGATCTATTATTAAATCTACATACTCCTCAAATAATTCATCTTCTACTTCATCTCCAATAATATTCCAAAGAAAATAAGGATAATTACTATTTTCCAATATATATTCTATTGATTTTTTACCTGTGATTAAGTTGTATGAGTTTTCCATACATATATATACTAATTTCTCATTTTCCATTATTTTTCAATTTTGGCTAGTATATCAAAGTTACGCATTCTTAATAATTTATCACCTTCTATTTGCATGTCATATTCAGAATTTGTAGAAAACACTATCTCGTCACCCTTCTTAACGCCCATATCTTTAAGATCTTTATTTAAATATTCTACATATCCATATAACTCTTCATCTTCTGCTTCTGGTTTTGTATATATTCCAGATTTAGTCATATAGTTAGATTCATCTTCTATTTTTTGTTTTATAAAATTCCAATGAGTTAACATTTTCAATTTGCCTTTTCTAACTCTAGCGTATATATTATTCCAATGGGTACTATATACATTTTCTTTTTCATGGTATTTAACCTTATTATTCTCACTGACTAAAAAATGATGACAATAAACTTTATCTCCTTCTTTTATATCTAGTTTTATATTTTTAGGTAAACCCTGGGGTAATGCAATAACCGTACCATATTGTCTAGCGTGTCTCATTTCATCAAAAGTTACATTCATAAATAACTCTTTACCATTCAATATTACAGTATCTTCATGGGTTTTTTCTACCTGAACAAAATAACAATCTTTAACTGGTCTCATATTAATTAATTTCGTATTTATCTCTCTCCTGAATATCGAACTCTATAGCAGTGGGTTGATCAAAAAACCTTTTCCAAGGTCTTGAAAATTCATCCCCTCTAGTTTTAACATAAACATCATATACAACTTGTTGGTGCTTATACCAAGCAGCTTCATCTTGTATAATAGCTGTGATTTCAATACTTCCACTGTGCATTAATTGACCTACTTTATATGTAAGTCCTTGTTTTAAATCTCCTATAGTAATTTTCCTAATGATAGGATTTATTGATTCTAATTCCATTATTTTTTATTTTCGTAAAATATATTTAAATCTTCACTGGTGCTCATTATGTGACCATTTACAGAAACGAAACCACCCTCATCTATAATGTTTTTACGTTCATTATATTCTTCATCTTTCTCTTTAAACATAGCCACCTTTAAAAGTATTAAATAACCTATAAGGTCTGATATAGTATCTTCTGTTTTGTCATTTATTCCTTTATTCTGTATACGCATAAGTTTATCGTCTATACGTGCACATATAGAATCTACTGCTGATCCGTCTGAAAATACATTTGATGGGTTGGTGGCTGAATCGCCATAGTTTCTGTTCTTCTCTATTAGAAGATTTTTCATAGATTCACACATCTCCTCTATGAGTTGTTCTGTGTTTTTCATAATATTATATTAAATTAAATTTCCACTAATATAGTAAAAATATTCTATTTAAACAATATCAATTATCCAATCATTCTACTTATTCTTTCATAAAATATTCCTAATCCTTTAGCTGAACCTGTTAAAGCTTGAACACCAATAGTAGCTTTTAAACCAATATTTGTTGTAAGTGCTAAAGATTTAGTTGTAGCAACACTTTGAGTTCCTCCTCCAGCTGTAGCTGAAGTAACTAAACCATACTGAACCTCATTTACAAAAGCTGATACTTGTCTATTACTATCCACTTCTATTTTTAATCTATATTTTTGGTCCGCAGAAATTGCTATTGGAACTCCGTCTAATTTTAAGTCTGTTATATAATCAGTTCCACCTACAGAGTAAACAAAATGTAAATCAGCATTTGTTGTTAATGCTCCCATGTCATCATCGGATGAATATAAGAAGTAGGCTTGATCAGCATCTGTAGCATAAGTTCCTACTGCTGTTAATTTTAAACCAGCAAATATAGCTTTATGATCTATAGAAGCACCTGTTGCAATAGCACATTCCCAATGAACTTCAGAATCAGATTGCCAAGTGGTACTTGCCCACATAGAAGAATTAATAGGATCTGCTTCTGCTGCTCCTCTAGGAAATAGGATTACTTGATCATTATCAGCACCATCAGTATTCATATGTATACCTCCTGCTGCAACTGACCATCCAACATCAGAACCAACGCCATCAGCATTAGTTCCTGTTATCATTAAGTTAAGGTTTTTATTTTCTATATTATCTTTCTCAGTAACATAAACTGTAATAATTCCCTCTCCTAAATCTATAGCTCCTCCAGTATTATTACTTAAGCTAACAGTAACTGTATTTGCAGCTGTAACTTGTGCTGATAATTCTAGGTCTGCCACATCTAAACTAAAAGAAGCTCTAGCAAAATCTCCAAGAGCAGCTCCTGTTACAGTTATTTCTTCCACCAACTCATTTCCGTCATCTATACTTCCCCAGTCTTTTGTTTCTGTAGCATATAAAAATGGTCTAGGTATTTGAGCAAAATATTCTTCAAGTTGTATTCTTTGTGTGGAACCACTAATAGAACTTTTACCTGTCATCACAATAGATGAATTAATGAAAATTTTATCATTAACAGTATCTACAGAAAATAGAGTGTTATTACTACTGCTA